CTTCTGGAAGTGTTTCGAATCCTGCAGTATATGTTACACGGTATCCATTAAGTATTAAAGGAAATTCACCAGCTATTGGTACTATTGTACTAGCTTCTACATCTGTAACGAAATCAGTAAATTCTGTTAACGCAGTATACGTTTTTCCATAGTCTGCTGAATACTCTACCGAGGATATAGATAATACTGGATATTCTGATAATGATAAACCTAAACCACCTTTAAATACTTCTACCTTTGCATCACTAACGTAATCATTAAATGTACGACGACATACTGATTTAGCTAATGCACTTACTTTAGGAATTATTACTTTAATGGCTGCGTCTTGATTTGTGCTGGTAATTCCAGCATATGCTTTATATTCTGCTAATGTAACTAAGTCTGTAGCCATTTATTGCTCCTTTTATTCTTTTATAAACCCAGCACGCCAGGTTTATAAAAGAAGAGGGCCCGAAAGCCCTCATTCTTTATTATACTATTAAGTCCAACGTAGTGCGCTAACGCCCATACCTTGTGCAGTAGTAATTTGTGAAAGACCAGTACGTAGCGAAGCTACTAGAACTTTACGTTGTGTTTCTGCTAGGTCTTGTGTATCGAAACGTAGACCACGCTGATTACCAACGATGAAGTTACCTGGAGCAAGACAAATAGCTGCTAGGTTAGTGTTAGTAGATGCAGTGTAAGTAGTACCACCACCGTTAGCACTGATCTTGCTTGCGAAAGCATCAGACACTAGAACAGGGGTATTACCAACTGAACCAACTTGACCAGTTAGAAGAGTAGCTGCATTACCAACTTTATCAACTGTTTGGAAGATAGTGTCATCTAGAAGATCATAATAAACTTCTGTGGAAACAACATAAACCATTTCTGAAGGTGAAAGACCCCAAGCGCCTAGATCCTTACGTAGATCACGCATCTTAGCAACTGTAGCTACGCCAGTGAAAGTTGAAGTAACAGTTGAAGTTGCATCAAAGATACCAACACCCTTAACAGGATCAGCACCAGCACCTAGACCAAGCAAGAATGCCTTGTCAACGGATTTAGCAACACGACGAACCATTGCATCACGAATCATTGGTAGAAGAATAATTAACGAATCTTCTTCTTCTTCGTAGTTGATATACTCAAGGGTTGATACCTTGTATGAACTTAGAGTAATTTCATTGAATGTGTGTAGAACTGCTGGGCCAGTAGAACCAGTAGATCCGAATACTGTGTTACTCATCCATGTTGCAAAACCAGCTTCTGGGTTTACAGGGATCTTCATAACGTTTGTATTCATTGCGATATTACGGAATAGAGGAGCCATCACTAAACGACGACGAATCTCAGCTTCCATATTTGTTGAAACTTCAGTTTCCCAACGATCTGAACCACCAGTAGGTTGGTGAGGAGAAAGAGAAGCCTTCTCGATTAGACCACGGCCATACTTAGTATCACCGATTGCCTTACCTGTAATTCTTGATAGTAAATAAGCCTTTTCACGCTCATCATAAGTAGTGGCTTCGCCATTCTTATCGGTGAAAGACATTTTTGACTTCTGAATAGCTAGAAGCTCATCACTCTTTTCTTTAATTGCTGCTTCAAGACCTTCTAGGGCCTTCTTTGAGCTTTCTGCTTGATCAGCAAAACGCTTTTCTACTTCTGCTAGAAGCTTTTCAGCTCCGGATTGTTCTACTTGAATTGCGGCCTTGATGCGAGCATCGAGAGCGGCTGTTTCTTTAGCTTCGGCATCTGCCTTAGCTTTTTGTTCAGCTTGTGCCTTAATAACTGCAGCAGCAGCATCAGCGGCGGTCTTAGCAAGTAGTTGCTCAAGTTCTTTTGGATCCATATTCCATTCCTTATTAGATTTGTCACTTTCTTGCGAAGCGGAAGCAGGTAACTCTTTAGTTTCTGACTTCTTTTCCACAAACTGACTTTTAAAATTACTATAATCCTCGGCACTTTCGAAGGCCTTGGATAGACTAAATATACTATCTTGATTAGCAGGTACTGATACTACTGATATTTCTAAGAGCTCAAGCTCCTTGATAATGAAAAGATCTGTAATTGAATCATAAACTGCGTCTTTAACGCGAAAACCAACGCTAAAAGCTGTTAGTACACCATCTTTGATTAGATTATACACTTCTTCAGCGGCTGCTGAAATACGTGCTTTAATCCATAACCCTTTTTCATCTACCCTGTGATCAACCATACGCCCAATAGGGTCATCATGATCATGATAGGCTAGAATAATAGGATTTTTAAGATAGTTGTCCATAGCTGAGTTCCACGCCGTCATTGGGATGACGTCGCCTGATCTATCTACGCAGGTGCAATTAGCATAACCTTCGATATTGATAGAGTCAATTACATCATCTGGTGAAGCAATACTCTTTTGGAACTGCTGGTTAAGGTATAGTATCTTATTTTCTATTTTCATAAGACTCCTTATGGTGCGGGGTTATTATCTTTTGGCTTCGGAGGTGCACCACCTTCGCTTGGATTAGCAGCTGATCCTGCTATATTAGCCGGTACTCTAACGGTATCACAGTCTGGTTTAGATTCATATCGTAACTCTTGACGAGCTTCATTAGGGGTAATAATTCCACCATTAACTAATGTTGCATGATAAGAGGCGATATCCTTTAGTTCAGGCTGGAGGGCAGATACATTAGAAGTTATTACATCAATATCGTATCCAAAGAATCTTTCAATACCGGAAGTGAATTTCTTCACAATAGGTATAATTGTCTCTAGATAGAATAAGCGTAGATTTGGAGAAATGTTAGCATTGTTACCACCATCAATAAGAACTTGTGGAACACCTAACGCCATTAATACTTTTAGATTGTGTGTTTTGATAGATGTATCAAAATCCATATCTTTAAAGTTTGAATCTCCAATACTCTTTAACTTAAGACCACTGTCCAGAATCATAGGGCGCTTTGCGCCATTCTTGACAGAGTACTTAGTCATCCAATTCATGATAGTTTTATCCTTAGCCGCCTGGCTAAGTGTATTATCAGTTTCGATAACTATACCAGCAATAGCTCCATTATCAAAGAATTGATCCTGGAATTGTTGCATCTTATACAGAGTATTAATTGTTCTTGTTGCAGCAGCTAAACGACTACTTCCGCGATACACTGTACTACTACTAATATCTTTTATGTGAATTATTTCATTTGGCTTAAACTTAGTTACACCATTATACTCATATCCAGCTACAAAAGTTTTTGCATCTGAAATTACCTGCATGCTTGTTGCAGGTAGATGATATAAATGAACCCCATCGAAGTAGATAAATATATTACCCTCTAAGATGAAGTCTGTAAATATGTGAGTTCTGAATTCTTGTGCTGATTGGTAAGGATTAGGTCTGAAGTTTAGTAGGTTGTGAACAGTTTTCTGTCTTATCCCTACCACTGAGCCTTCTATCACTTTGTCTTTAACGTCGTATTCTAGACTTGTACATCCTGATACGATCATATTAACACCACGACTTACGGATTCTAGCTTCTCATATGCTTGTGCGTATGTAATAGAAGCGTCAGTACCTATACTGTATCCAAAGTCGTATTGTATTTGTTCCTGTGCTGGGTTCTCTTTAGTAAAGAACTCGCGAATATCTATATTCCACCATGACATAAAGGTTCCTAGTAGAAGGCGCTAAATGATCCTTTAGGTTTATCATCTGCAGACTCTATTCCTAAAACTTTAGCTTTTTGCTTCTCGATCCATCTATTCTGCTTCTCTGCAGTTGATAACGCCGGGGCTTTGCCGAATACTCCATGTAGCTTTTGATGATGCTTAGCACATAAAGTAAACACCTCTACGTAAATCTCAGAATGATGTGCGTCTATGAACTCGTTTCTAACTGATACAATACCTTCATCTGAGCTAATATCATAATTATTATCTTTTGCCCATTTTTCAAGAAGTAGTGTTAATGAATTAGTGTGATGTAGTTCTAACTCCTCAGTTGAACCGCAGATGTGGCATTCACTCTGCTTTTCATATGCTGACTTAGCTTTATCACGAACCCATTTGACTCCTATTCGTTTATTAGTATTAGTACCCATTAGTTACGTCCATTTTTATTATACTACTTCATTATTGTGATATTATATCACCAAGGGTGGCTAAAGTCAATGATAAAATTTTTGATGCCACAAAAACAAAAAGCCCGCACTAAGGCGGGCTCATTTTACTTATTAGGTGGTTTTGGCTTCTTAGGTTTACCACAAGGCATACTAACTCCTTCTAGAGATTAGACTATAAAGGTATAAAGAGCATAACGAATGGCATCAGCAATGTGAGACGCTTCATTATGAACGGGTTTCTCGGTTATCAGGGCATCATTAGGATCCCATTGATATTGATCCATTGAGTCAATTACATGAGTGCAATGGCGTAGGATCTTTAAACGATCTTGTTGTACTACGGTCTGACAGAATGCAATGCCTTCTAGGACTTGCTTTTTGGCTTTTATAGTTGCAATGTCGTATAGGTAGGCTAAGTCAGCTGCGAATTGTGCTGATGCAGGGTCAATAAAGATCGCGTCAACATTCCACTTAGTAATTAGTTCTTGTATTGCAGCTGCATGCTCTTTAGTAACTCGCTCAGCTTCTAGGTAGTCGTCAACTATGAAGTAAATGTCGTTTTCCAAGTCGTATGCGAATACTACAAAGGCGGTAGGGTCTTTATACCCAGGATCCATTCCTGCGAAGAATTCATACCGTCCAGGTGGTAGTTCATCAACTATATTCTCTTGAGATACAGAGTAGATCTGGCCTTCAAAGGAGTTAAACGACGCCATGTACTCCTGCTCGAACTCGGCAGCGGACATAATGCTACGAGCTTCGCGTACGTCTTTCTCTGACATACGTTTATTTTCGCTATAGTCAGCGGTTAAGGATATCCATTCAGGGAATTCATTAGAAAATCCACGTGCATGAAACCTAGAAAACCAGTTCTTTTTTCCACGTGGAGTGGAGATAAATATAGCCTTCGAATTTGGTAGATCTAGAGTAGGACGTAACGAAACGTTAAAAGCATCCTCACCATCTTTAGACAATGCAGCCTCATCAAATAGTATTAGGTTATAAGACCGTCCAACAGAGCTATCCACCTGGTTAACAGAACCTAACCTAATAGTAGAACCATTAGCTAGTTCAATTACCCTATCCTTGCTATTATCCTTCTCTACCTCAAGATCGAACGTAGATATTAACTTACGCTGTAACTCGAAACTAATAGAGCTAAGACTATAATTAGGCGACATAATTAGTACATTACAGTTAGGAATAAGTAGCACAAGTTGTGCGATAATATTACTAATGTAAGTTTTGCCAAGTCTGCGACTAAGTGCGGCACAGACGAATCTGTATTTAGGCGAGTTAATTGCGTTGATTAATGCAATTTGGGGTCTGTTCAAATCATCAAATACAGATCGTCCACGCCCAAGAGGAGAAGGTAATAATCCAAGATACCTGTCAATAGGCAGTTTAATGTAGCGATCTTCTACCGAATATTCAATAATAGAATCCGCAGTAATATCAGGACGCGAAACGACTAACAAGGCGATCCTCCACATTCTTAAAAACAAACTCCCACGATTGGGGATTATTAAATACTTCTATAGAGTCATACCACACGGAGCGTGTACTAACAACAGAATGATCAGGAATCACACCCCATCTAAAGTCAGTTTCCTTATAAGGTTGTAATAAGAACCCCGGAAGACCCATAGATCCAACTAAATGCATTACGGAAGAGTCGATTCCAATGACGAGATCAAGTCCCTTAACGTGCGCGGCAGTATCATCCCATGAGCTAATAGGTAACGGTTTAACAAAACGATCACCCTTAAAACCAGGCGTAAGGGAATATAAATTACAATGCTTAGCAAGACCATGAAACCTGCGGATATCAACACTACGGTAAGCATCATT